CAGACAACGCGCCGATGGTGGTCGCAGGAAAACCGTTTGAATAACCCTGGGTCGTGGCGATTAGCGCCTTATTTGGATCTGTAGCCATAATCTTTACCTCGAATAATTAATGCCCGTCCTTGGGCATGTGTCAGGGTTAACCGTTGGTTACGAGGAACGCAAGCGGTACGTTTTTGCGATCGACTACCCGCGACCAGGTTGCTGCAAGGCGAAGCTCGGCAAGAGTAAATCCGCCAACGCTCGCAGGTGTTCCTGTGTTTTTGTAGCCGAACGGGTGGACAATCCAGTTTTTGCGAGTCCACAATGTTTCAACACCGCCGCCATTGCCTAACGATGCGTCACGCTCGATCTCAACAGGGGTCATGACAGCGCCATCGCCGAAACCGAACGAGCCAGCGCCAAACATAATGCTTGTGTATTCAGCTGCTGCGTCGCCACCACCTGCACCGGCTGCCGCTGTGTACGGCATTTTGTCGCTGTGGTATACGCGGCGGCCAAGGTAGGTAGGGATTGTCAACTCGCCCTTGCTGTCAGGGATGAAGTCGATATCGTCGTTATCAACCATGCGCTTGTACACAACAGAGTGTACAGCAATGGCGACGATACCATCCACGGCGTCACCCATAGTGAAGGCGGCAGCGGTAAAGTTCTGGCGAGTAAAAACAGTGTTCGCTGTAACGTCGTTGTTGGTAGCACCGGCAACGTCGTAAACCATGTCGCTACCGTCAGCGGCTACGTTGTCAGCCAGAACGCCTTGCAAAGAGGCAATCAGGCGGCGCTGTGCTTGGTGAGTCCAGTAGTTGTCAACGCGTGCGCGGACGTGTTCCATTGCTTTTGGCCCCATTGCCAGATCGCTTGCCAGATCAGCGTTAGAATATCCCTTATTCAGAAATATCTTGCGGCTGATCTGCTCGCCCTGGGTAATGGCGACAGGAGTGGCAGCAGTGCCAACGGCATCGGTGCTGATGTTCGGATCACTGGTTTCGTCCAGGTCTTTCCAGAAAGGCAGCTCTGCGGTACGGCCTGCGGATGATGCCAGCTGTGACAGCAGCGGGCTGGAAATTACCGCGCCTGACTCCCAAAAAATGGTTTTTTCAGGTGAGTTAACGGCGGGTAAATCTTGAAAAACTGTGACATCAATGATGTCTGACAGGGTTGTAATAGCCATGATTTAATCCTCTAACGGTTATCGGGTTTGCCGAATCTGTTCGTATTTTGCCGGGTCAGCTTTACGGATATCCGAAAGCTCCTTGGCGGTATAATCACCAAACTTTTTCACGGCCCCGCCGCTAGTAAATCCGCCGGCAGCACCACCACCGGCTGCCCCTGTTCCGTCTGCCAGAAAAGGGTACTTGCTTTTGAGATGTTCAGCGAGCTTGTTAGCATCGACCTGGACGCCTCCTAACTCATATATTACACCTGTTTCAGTGTATTTTGCAAACTGTGCGGCTTTTTCGGCCAACAGCTCTGCCCTGCCAGTATCTTTTGTTAGTAGTGTCGCTATACTGGTCGAGGCAATACTGATCTCGTTTTTCTGTATCTTGCCCTGAAACTCGCCGAACTTGTCAGCCAATTCCTGTTTGGCTTTTTGCTCGCGCTCATACAACTCTTTGAACTCGCCCTTCTCTTTTTGCCGCGCCTCATCCGCTGCCCGAGCAGCTTCTTCAAGCTCTGCCGCACGCGCAGAAACGGTTTTCTTTTCTTTCAGCAGTTCATCGACCTTGGTTTTTAACCCGCCGATTTCTCCGTCGACCTCCTCCCTGGTGAACGCCTCGATCTCTGTACCGTCTGCCAGTTTTAATTTTGCCATTTTCATGCCCCCCAGGAGCCGTTATTGCCCGACTCTGCCGGGCTGTTGAGTAAATCGTCTGCCACTTCTAACAAAATCTCATCATCCGTGCGCTCTTTTCTAAGCTCAAGTTTGCCCATCCTGATCATGTGCAGCGCGTCGGTTGAGCCAATCAGCCCCGCCGTGCGGGCGGCAATAATCGCTTGCAGTGATGCTGTGTCGAGCCTGGATTCCCAGAAGTCACGGTTCAGCTCGTAGGATATTTCGTCAGTGTTCGCCCCCGCAAACATCGCGCAGTCTTTCAGTGCTGACTCCATTGCCGCCGATAGGTTGCTGACAATATCATCAAGCGCGCTTGTCTCTGCTGATGCGTTTATCCGCGCAGCCTCTGCTGTTTCAGTTCCGCCGCCGCGCTGAATCAGTCGCGCTCCGATGGCGACCATCTGCCCCTCAAGGTCAGCAAGGCCAATACGCAGGCTGCTAGACTCTGGACATGTGGCTGTGTGGAAAGATCCATTCGTACCAAGATAAATGCCCGCACGTGCGCCGACAGATACGCCCTTCGGATACAACTCTGCCCACGTTGCAGAATCAAGGTCGGTCGTAATGCCAAGGGTGAGTTGGCCGTGAACATGCAGGTTTTCCCTGTGGTCAGCCGTCGTTTGGTAGTGCGCAATGTTCAGCACTGACATGTCATACAGCGGGGCAGAGTCAACGTAATCTACCAGGTTGTTTTCAGCACCGGCCTTGTAAAACGGAATCCATGTAAACGCAGCGCCTCCCGACATCGTAGGAATTGTCTCTTCTGTGATCGGCATATTCTTGTTGTCATAAACCTGCTGAGTATAAACACCGTCGCGCATACGCAGCACGCGGTACTGCTCAACTGTTTCATGCCCGAACTCGTCATTCGATGCGTTCAGCTGCTCGACAAGAACAGCCATTACAAGCTGCGAATTTTCGACACGCCAATTGATCACGCTCTCGGATGTGTACCCGCGTAAAAATGGCCGTGCGCCCATGGTCACCTCATCCTCAGCAGACAGCCCCGCCGGAACCCTGGAAAAGTCAGCAAGAAAAAAATACCGGCCAGATTTTGCAATGCCCGTGAATGCGGCTTTTGCCATCTGCTCGACCGACTGCCCTGTATCGTCTGCGTCCTGGTCCATGTAGCCCATGGATTCCGGCAGTGTCAGTGTTGATGATTTGCGGAAAGCCATGCCCCTCAGGCTGTCAAGCGTGCGCCCTGTGACGTTCATGAAATACGCACGGGCAATGTATTTGCCGTATCGGTTCGTATCGGCATTTCCAGTCGCGTCAGGCAGCGACGGCAGATAGGTTGCTGCTTTTGATTTTATCGCGCTCTGGCCAGAAACACAGTCTGACACCATCGTCCAGTCGGCTAGTGATTCCGTGTAATCCGGGTGTTGTGTATCAACGGGCATGGCAATATTCCGAGATAGATTTATTCAACATAATAACGCAATTCTGGCATGTTAGTAAATAAAGCCGATTTTTATGCCGCCCTTTATGCCCTTGTTTTGAGAGATTACCGGAGCGAGTGCGTACCGAATAGCGTCTATGCAGTGGTTGTTTGCGTCAACTACATCGCTCTTGACGTCGCCCGTGTGCCTGTCAATTTTGTAGCTGTATAGCCTGGTTTCTTTGATCGTGTCTTTGCATCGAGGATGAATAACAATCTCCTGAAACGACCGCATAAACTGAATTCCGTCCTCCACGCTGCCAGGCCATTTTGCCGCCGCTTCAATTTTAGGTATACCATGCCGCTTAACGTAGCTGATCGACTCCGGTCTGGCGCAGTCGGCCCTGACCACGTTGCGCTCGATGCCGGGTATTTTTTCTGACAAGAATGCTGCCGTTTGATCCAGCTCCAGTCCGATCATCGAGGCGTCGTAATCGATATGCAGCGCAGTTTTGTTTATCCAGCACCTGACGCCTGTTGTCGGATCCTGCGCAAATCCCCAATCCACGCCGTAATACGGGCCGTCCCATCCTGCCTGCGCCTCGAACTCTGCCACGCGCACCTTACCGGACAGCACCTGGGCATTGCTGTTTTGCAGATAAGCGCCCTCCCAGACGTGGGCGTATGTCGCAGGGTCAAGCCTCTCCTGTTCGCGTTTACGCAGCGTTTCAAGCCCTACAGGGAAGAAAGGATTGTCCCAGTAGTTCATCTCTGCAACGATGGCATTTGAAGGGGGGGTTTTACGGAGCCGTTTATCTACCGGGCTGCCGTCAACTCGCGGATTCCAGATCGCCCAAAGCTCTGAACCAGGCTGACGGAATACTGTTGCCTCCAGGTCAAGCCATGATTGTTCTGAAACGTCCTCGGCCTCTTCGACAATCGTCAGGTCGATTTTTGCGAGCGATTTTATTCCGCTTGTGTTGTGTCGCAAGCCGCGAAAAATGAACTCTGTGCCGTTCTTGCCGCGCAGGTAGTCAACACCGACGTCGTAATGCTGTTCTAGCCATGGGATTGAGCTGATTGCGGCCTTCAGTTCTGCGTGAAAAGATTCTTTGATGCTGACCTGTAGATCCCTGGCGCACAGCACCCTGATGCGGCTTGCGTACCCGAAAACAGCAGCCATCAAAGCGAACGAAAACGATTTGCCTGATCCCCTGCCGCCATAAGCTGCCCGGTACTGGACGGATCCGCGCTGCGCGGAAAAAACTGGAACGAGTTTTTCAGGTAGCTGTATTTGCGCCGTGGTCATTTTGACGCAGGGACGATCTCGATGCGGGTCGGAGACATACTGCCGTCAGATGAGGTGTGGTCATGTTCCTGTTTGTCCTTCCACTCATCCTGCGAACGGTTCTTTACGCCGAAGATGCAAGCTGTTGCGTTGCCAGTTCCCGTAACTGCCGTATTTCTTAGTGCGGTCTCCCACCACTTTGCTGATGCTGCCCTGGCGGCCTTTATGGCAGCCATAAACTCCGGGTATTCGTCCATCCACAGCTTTAGGGCGGAGAATGAAACGCCGATATGGCCGGCAAAAGCTGTGGCAGAATAACCGTCCCTCATGAATTCAATAGCCTGCTCGCAATATTCAGGCCTGTACTTCGTTGGCCTTCCGCCTGGGTGTTTTGGCTGATCTGTCATTCTGGCAACTCCGGCATCCAGTCAGGTCCTATCGTCGCGCTGTTCGGCCACGGGCGCAGCAGGACGATCAGCATATCCTGAGCAAGGATAGCGACAGTCAGGCCGACATGAGCCAGCAGGATGGTGATTATTGTGATGATGATGATTTCCATGGTGTCAGTATACCACTGTGGTTGCTATCGGCAAGCTGGCATGCGAGTGTTGCATTGTAAGGCCGTAAGGTGTTGATTTTTATACCATTTGCTTATGTTAGTGGTTGCTAACTGTTGCATTGTAAGTTGCTGCAAGGCGTTTGTAAGGTCGTTGTAAGGTCTATAATAATAATAAAATCAATAACATATAATAATAATAATAAGAAAACTTACAAAATAAAATAAATACTGTCTATACGCGTACGCACGCGCACACGCGCACACACGCGCACCCGATCACTGTCTCCAGCGTAATTTCTGTAATTTTGTAAGTTTTGCGTAATTTCTTTTTAAAATCATTAGCTTACGGCCTTACAACGAAATTACAGCACCTTACAAAACCAGTGAATTGATCAAAAAACGTACAATAATTGGCCGGTTTTATAAAAACATTACAAAAACTTGATCTGGATCACTATTGGCACCGGCGGTTCCGGTGTTACAGTTGGCAACGCCTGAAAACTGCCGGCGATCAAAAAACAACCAACCGAGGTATTATTATGACGCGAAAAAGAGCTGAGCAAAAAAACCACAGGCCAGGTCGCACAGCAAAAACGACAAAGGCGCGCCTGATAAAAGACCCTGTCAGAGCCGGTGAGAAAGAAAAAGTGGACTCAATTTGCAAGGGGCTCGAGGGGCTGATCAGGGACGATGGCCGGGAGCTGTTGTTTCTGCGCGTAATCACCCAAGCCATCCAGGACATGATCCCTCGCAAAATGGGCTGCCGTGGCCGCGACGGTCAGTACCAGGATCATTCCGCCGGGGCACGCCGGTTTTTTCGCGAGAACGGACACGTTTATTTTTGCGAGCTGATCGATATCGAGCCGGGCTACGTCACCCGTCTGCTGAA